ACAACCGGCTTTACTCTTGACTTGTCAGACATTGTTGAGGAGGCTTACGAGCGTGCGGGTCTTGAGTTGCGGAGCGGATATGATTACAAAACTGCTCGCCGCAGTCTTGATCTGCTCATGCTTGAGTGGCAAAACAGGGGCCTTAATCTCTGGACGGTACGAGACACCACGGTGGCTCTTGTTGCAGGGACAGGGGCATACGACCTTAGTGCTGACAAGTTAGATATTATTGAGGGCCTGCTTCGCACGGACGCGGGCGACAGCTCAAAGCAGTCTGATCTGACGATGCAAAGGATTTCTGTAAGTCAGTATGCTCACCAGACCAATAAGTTAACTCAAGGGCGCCCGCTACAGTATTATGTTGAGCGCAAGCCGACTGGAATCACGGTGCACTTTTGGCCGGTTCCTGATGCCACAACCAGCTACACCTTCGCTTACTACTACATGGACCGCATTGAAGACAGCGGAAGACCGGCGTCTAACAATATGGATGTACCGGCTAGGTTTTTGCCGTGCCTTGTCGCCGGTCTAGCTTATCAGATTGCCAGCAAAAGGCCGGAGTCGCTACAACTAGCTCCAAGCCTAAAGCAGGTCTATGAGGAGCAATGGAGCTTGGCGGCAGATGCGGCAAGAGAAAAGGCGTCTTTGTATGTGTCGCCCGGAGGCTATAACAACTTATGAGTAGTTATGTCACCGGGAAGCACGCATTTGGCTTTTGCGATAGAACGGGTTTTCGCTACCCACTCAGAGATCTGGTCCGTCAAATTGAAGACGGGCGCTGGAATGGCTTGCTAGTCGGTCGAGACGTGGTTGATCAAGACCAGCCACAGCTCAAGCTGGGCGATGTCAACGCCAGCGATCCTCAAGCCCTTAGATTTCCCAGACCAGACGATAGCTTGGATGAAAGTCGAGCGCTTTCTGCGTTTGATCCGGTTGGTGGGGGCAATACTGCCTTGGGTAGCCGTACTGTTGGTCTGGACATGGCTGGAGAAGTGGGCCGCGTAACAGTGGAGATATCTTAATGGCGTTCACCTTCACCACGCTGAAGCAGGCAATACAGGACTATACGGAGTCGAGCGAGACCAGTTTTGTCAACAACCTGACTACAATTATTACGCAGGCTGAAGATAGGATTCTGAAGCGGTGCCAGTTGCCTGACTTTAGGCAAAATGTCACGGCCAGCATGACATCCGGCAACCAGTATTTGGCCATGCCGACAGATTTTTTAACGCCATATTCTCTCGCAATAGATAATTCCGGTTATGACTACCTGCTGTTTAAAGATATTAACTTTATCCGTCAGGCATATCCGTCTGCATCTACGTCCGGCGTCCCCAAGTGTTACGGCCTGTTTAGCGACACTTACTTTCTTATTGGGCCGACGCCCAACAGCAACTATGCGGTAGAGCTTCACTACTTCCACAAGCCAGAATCCATCACTGCGGCCTCTTCTGGGACTAGCTGGCTAGGGACTAATGCAGAGTCCACCTTGCTGTACGGCTGTATTCTTGAGGCATACACCTACCTCAAGGGCGATGCGGACCTGATGCAGTTGTATGCTCAGCGCTATGAAGAGGCAATAGCCAAGCTGGAAGAGCTGGGGGAAGGGTACAACACTACAGACAGCTACCGTAGCGGCGCAGTTAGGAAGCCTAGAACGTAATGCTTGAGCTGGCTGTAGGAAGCGTTTCGGTACAGACCACAAGTAATCGCGGGTTTACCCCGGAAGAGGTGGCGGAGCGGTGCTTGGACCGCATTATCAGCGTCTCTGATTCTGCTCCTCGCGAGCTGAAGGATCAGGCAATGGCCTATCGTAAGAGTATACGGGCTTTGTTGCTGTTCTATATGGATGAGGCGATTCGCAGTGACCGAACTACTATTTACAACGCTCTGGTAGAAGCAGGGCAAAAGGATCTAGCCGAGGCTATTAGGAGGCTTTGAATGGCGTTTAGTGGAAATTTTATGTGCACTTCGTTCAAGAAGGAATTGCTTGAGGGCGTGCACAATTTTAAAAACTCGGGCGGCAACACGTTTAAGCTGGCTATGTACACCAACAGCGCCTCTTTTACTGCGGCGACAACTGCATACACTACCTCCAATGAGGTTAGCGGGACCGGATACACTGCTGGCGGGGCGTCCCTAACTAGGGTAGACCCAACAACGTCCAGCACCACAGCGTTTACGGACTTTTCTGATTTAACCTTTAGCACGGCGACTTTGACTGCTCGCGGAGCGTTGATATACAACGACAGCGCATCAGGAGACCCGACTGTTGTTGTGCTGGACTTTGGCGGAGACAAGACCTCTACAGCCGGAGACTTTACGATTGTGTTTCCTACGGCTGACGCGAGCAACGCGATTATTCGGATAGCGTAATGGCCGACGTTATCGTCCCACTCACCGGATGGGGTCGAGGCAGTTGGAATAGCCTTGCTTGGGGCGAAGGTAGCGTTACTAATACGGGGGCCACGGGCGGTGTCGGCTCTGTCACAGTTACCGCCGATGCGGGCGTATCCGTCACAGGGCTTTCCGCGACAGGCGGTGTTGGCTCTGCCACGGTTACTGCTGACGCCAATGTAAGCGCTACAGGACTTTCTGCAACTGGGTCTGTAGGCTCGGTTACTGTTGTTGCTGAAGCCAACGTGAGTGTAACAGGGCTTGCGGCAACTGGATCTGTGGGGTCGGTAACAACTACCGCAGACTCAAGCACAAGCGTTACAGGGCTTGCGGCAACCGGATCGGTTGGCTCAGTTACCACGACAGCGGACTCAAATGTCTCGGCAACAGGAGTCGCGGCAACAGGCGGTGTCGGCTCTGTTACGGTCCAGACTGTAAACAATGTAGACGTTACTGGCGTTTCTGCCACGGGCGGTGTTGGATCTGTCACGACAATTGCTCAGGCAAGTGTGGCCTTGGAGGGCGTGTCTGCCTCCGGTCAGGTCGGATCTGTTTTGGTTTGGGGAATTATCATTCCAGATCAAACTCCAAATTATGTAGAGATTGCACCGTCTCAGTCTGCGGGTAATTCAGAAATAAATCCCTCCCAGTCGGCAGGGTACTCTGCGATAGGCCCGTCACAGTCACCCGGATGGTCCGAGGTGACTCCATCACAAACGCCAAACTATGAAGATATTGCGGCATAAGGGGATTGGTTAATGGCCAGCACTTATACAACTAACCTTGGTATTGAGAAAATTGGAACTGGCGAACAGTCAGGGACATGGGGCGATACCACCAACACCAACTTTGACATACTGGATGAGGCGATCAACGGGATTATCTCGGTCACCCTTTCCTCTGCGGGAAGCTCTGGATCTCCTACAGCCCTGCCCATAACGGATGGGGCCTCATCTAACGGTAGAAACAAGTTTATTGAGTTTGTCGATGGCGGGGATCTGGGTGGTACGGCATATGTGCAACTTACCCCGAATAATGCCGAAAAGGTTGTTCACATCCGCAACAGCTTGTCCAGTAGCCGGTCAGTTATTGTCTTTCAGGGCACTTACAACGCATCCAATGACTTTGAGATTGTCAATGGCGCAGATGTTCTGCTGAAGTTTAACGGTGGCGGATCAGGTGCCACGGTAACCGACGTTAATGTTGACTTGACAGTAACAGGCGCAACTATTGCCACCGCCGACATTAATGGCGGAACAATTGACGGTGCCGTTATCGGAGGCGCTTCAGCCGCCGCAGGCACGTTTACGACAATTACGGGCACCACTATAACCGCCAGCACAGCGGCAGTCCCAGATGCCAGCGACGGCGCAACATTGGGGTCGGCCTCTTTGGAATGGTCAGACCTCTATCTTGCAGATGGTGCTGTTGTGTACTTTGGTGATGACCAAGACATTACGTTGACGCACGTTGCAGATACGGGCCTGACACTCAAACACGCTAATACTGGGGACGACAAGTTCCCCACGTTTTTGTTGGCTACGGGTGACACAGACATTGCCGCCAGCGACAAGCTGGGCGTAATTAACTTTCAAGCTCCGGACGAGGGCGCAGGCACAGACGCAATATTGGTTGCCGCAGGGATAGAAGCTGTATCTGAGGGTAACTTTAGCTCCTCTAGCAATGCTACTTCGCTTGTATTCAAAACAGCTTCTAGTGAAGCCGCCGCTGAAAAAATGCGTATTAATAGCTCTGGCAACGTAGGTGTTGGTGCAACCACAGTAAACCGAAAACTAGAGCTTGCTGGTAACAACAA